GCCACACTGATCACCCCACAAGTTTGGCAAAAGGCGATGGGCGTAACTGGTGGCAAGGACGGCGCAAGAGCTAGGGCGATGGAGCTGTTCCCCTACAACGTGGACTACTTCAAGCGCAAGAAAGACGATGGCCGAGCTGATGCGGCGCTGATTGCTTGTTGGGGACTGCGACATGGATGACAAAGAACGCGCCATCATGCGAGATCACATCGTCTACTTGGCAAGTCAGTTAGAGCAGACACGCAAAGCCAATCAGCAACAGATCGTGTTCATTAAACGCTTGCTCGACCCCGAAGACCTTGGACACGCTGTCAGTAACGAATGCCGACAGATCGCATACACATTACTTATCAACAGCACACATCACGAAAGAGACTCATGGCAAAACAGCAACAATTGAAACTCAGGCCATCATCAGCGTCACGCTGGATCGCCTGTCCTGCCAGCGCAAAGCTGTCTACGTTAGTGCCTTACCAAGAGGCAGGAGAGGCCGCCAAGATCGGTACAGCCATTCATGCGCTGGCTGAGACTTGCTTTCAGCTCGACTCTGACCCCATGAAGTTTGTCGGACAGGTGGTGGAGGGCATCACGATGACCGAAGAAAACTGCGCCTTTGCCTTGGAACACTTGCAGGCGATATGGGCGATTCAAGATGAGCTTGGGTCTGTCAAGGTGGAGCAACTCTACAAGCTCTACGAAACACCCCAATACACGCTACAAGGTACTGCCGATGTCGTTGGTATATCTAGCGACAAGTTGATCATTGCCGACCTTAAAACAGGTCGTGGCTACGTTGATGCTGACAGCGAACAGATGAAGATATACGCCTTGGGCGCGTTCTTCCGCAACACTTTTCGGCCAACGCAAGTTGAGTTCCAAATCATTCAGCCCCATCATGGCGAGAAGCGCATACACCGCATGAGCGTGGATGAACTTAACGCGTGGGAAAAGGAAGTTCTTAAACCAGCTATTTTTGACGCCATCAGTGATGCGCCGCGCTTTAACCCATCAGAGTCAGCCTGCCAGTGGTGTCCCGCCAAGCACATATGTCCTGCTCAAAAGGAGCAGTTCGACATTGTGGCGGCTCTTCCTGACATCACTGTCATGCCTAAAGATGACATTGTTTCGGTGATGTTGTCTTTGACGCCAACACAGATCAGCGCCATATTGGACAAAGCTCCACTGGTGGAGAAGTTCATTGACGCTGTCAAAGAACACGCCACCAAGCAGATGGAGGCAGGCGAGGTAGTACCAGGCTGGCAGCTACAACCCAAACGCGCCTCACGCAAGTGGATTGACTCAACAGCGGCGCGTCAGGCTCTTACTGACGCCGGTCTTACAGACTCACAGATTTTCGAGACTGAATTAATTTCTCCTACGGCGGCAGAGAAACTGCTACCAAAGGAACAAAGAGTTATCTTGGACGATCTCACGGCCAAGGTATCAAGTGGACTCACGCTTGCGAGAGATCGCAGTCTGAGTCAATAATGCAACCCCTGTAACTTAGAAAGCAAAACGCAAAATGCTAAATTTATCTTCTGGTGGCGGTAATGGAAACTACATCCGCTTTTCACCCCAAGCTAATGCTTGGACAAACAACCTCGGCGAGGAAATCCAATTAGGCAAGGTAGTCTTTGACATTGACAATGTTCAGACTGGCTGGCTTGAGTTGGGTGTCGGTGTACGCGATTGGCAGGCTGATTCAAAGCTTGGCAAGAAAGGTCCACAGCCTACGCCAAACCACAAGCGTGGCTTCATCATCACGCTTTACAACAAGACCATTGGCGCTGCCGAATGGAGTTCATCGGGAGTAGGACCTAATCTTGGGTTGGAGAAGCTGTACACCGAATGCGCCGGACAACGTGCCGCCAATGTAGGAAAGCTTCCAGTGCTGGAGTACACCGGTAGCAAGCTGGAGAAGATCGGCAAAGGCACAACACGCATCCCCAACTTCACTATCGTGTCGTGGATTGATCGTCCAGCAGGCATGGATCAGAGTGATGAGGAAGTGGTGGCGTATCAAGCGCCAGCTCCAGTGGCGAAGCCAACGAATGCGGCAAAGCCAACGCCAGCGGCTGCTGCTGTGGCCGCGGCAGTTGAAGATGACGAAATGTTTTAACTGACAGTAGTCAAGTGCCGAGGTGTAACAGCCTCGGCTTTTTTTTCCTCTAAAAATTACAAAATGAAATATCTCTCTTTATGCAGTGGTATTGAGGCGGCAACAGTAGCATGGCATCCCCTTGGATGGGAAGCAGTAGCGTATTCGGAGATCGAAAGATTCCCATCTGAAGTGCTGGCGCACCATTACCCACAAACGCCAAACCTTGGCGACATGACCAAATTTAAGGAATGGACAAATGTCTCAAATGTCGATCTTCTCGTTGGAGGAACACCATGCCAGTCATTCTCAGTCGCAGGACTCAGAAAAGGATTGGATGACCCTCGTGGCAACCTCATGCTTACCTATCTTGCCATTGCTGACAAATTTAAACCCAAGTGGATTGTTTGGGAAAACGTCCCTGGTGTCCTGTCATCTAACGGAGGAAAAGATTTTGGAGTCTTCCTCGGGGCGTTGGGGGAACTCGGGTATGGGTTCGCATACCGCGTTCTTGACGCTCAGTACTTCGGAGTGGCCCAAAGACGCAAGCGTGTGTTCGTTGTCGGATACCTTGGAGACTGGCGAGCTGCCGCAGCGGTTCTTTTTGAGCGCCACAGCTTGCAGGGGCATCCTGCGCCGAGCAGAGAAAAGAGGCAAGCAGTTGCCGCCAGCGCTATTCCAAGCGTTGCAGGCAGTCTCGATACAGAGTGCGGTGGAGGAAAGCTAAACCATCAAACAGTTGCAAATGGTCATCTTGTACAAACAACAGTTTTTTATGAAAGCAGTCTTGCTCAATACAAAAAAGCTGATGTAGCGGGAACAGCCAAAGCAAGTGGAGGTGTAGCAGGCGGCGGGAGCGAAACATTCATAGCACAGACAGTCTTTGAGATGCATGGACAGGACAGCCGTGTGCGTGACCTTGGCGAGACTTGTAGCACTGTCACAAGTAAGTGGGGTACAGGCGGCGGTAATGTACCTGTTGCGTTGCAACCCATTGCCCTTGCTGAGAACACCATAGGACGCCAACCTCAAAACGGCGGTAATGGCGATGGGTTTACTGATGGCGGTCCGATGTACACGCTCAACGCCACAGGTGTGCATGGTGTAGCGCAACCCATCGCATTCAGCGGTCAGATGTCAAACCCGCAAACAGATGTGGACATGACTCAAACCCTGCAAGCAAAAAATCCGATGGCGGTTTGCCTGATGGATCAAGGCGGCAGCGTAATGAACATTGAGCATGACATAACAGGAACTTTGCGCCGTGAAACGCATGGGCATGAACCTGTTGTTATGCAATCCATGGCCGTCAGAAGACTCACCCCTGTGGAATGCGAGAGATTGCAGGGCTTTAGCGATAACTACACCGACATCAAAAGCAAAGGCAAGCCAACGCCTGATGGTCCAAGGTACAAAGCCTTGGGCAACAGCATGGCAGTGCCAGTCATGGCATGGATTGGGCAACGCATAGAACAAGTAGAGGCAATATGCAAGCAGAACAAATAGCCAAGCAGCTAGGCAACGCGAAGAGAGCAAACGGCCAATGGGTAGCGTCATGCCCAGTGCCAAGTCACGGCAAAGGCAAAGGCGACAAGAATCCATCCCTCTCAGTACACATAGACGATGAGGGCAAACCTTTGTTTCACTGTCATGGTGGGTGCAGTCAGGAGTCAGTGTTCCAGACCATCAGGGATATGCAACTGTTACCCGAGTTGGAAGAACGTCCAGACCCGCTCGCCAACATCAAGCCCATGCCAAAGGTAGAGTTTCAGCAGGAATGGCAGTATCAGGACGAAGACCGCGTCACAGTGTTTGTGAAGCACAGGATACGCATTGGGGAGTTTGGCAAGACATACAGGCTCTACAAGATGGACCCAAGTGGTAAGCGCTACCCGACACTGGGTGACGCAAGGATCGTCCCATATAAGTTGCCAGAGCTACTGGACGCAAAGACCGCCGGCAGGATCATCTATTTGGCAGAGGGCGAAAAGGCGGTAGACGCATTGATGTCATTGGGAGTCGCCGCCACAACATCGCACAGTGGCGCAGGCAACTGGCCTCCTGAGAACACCGAATACTTTGCAGGAGCCAATGTCTGCATCATTCCTGACAACGATCTCTCGGGCTGGGCATACGCTCGCAAGGCAGCAGAGGCCATACTGCCCATCGCCAAGGCCGTCAAGGTCATTGATCTTGGTCTGCAAGGTCAAGGCGATGACGCATATGAGTTCATCGAGGCAGGCGGCGGCAGGGCAGAGCTGGCAGCCCTAGTTAAGGCGGCGCCAAAGATCAACAGTGTTGACGATGTAACGCTTCCCGAACGATTGCAGGGCGTTCAACTAAATACGCAAATTGAAGACACGCCACCAAAGCAAACAGCGGAGGAGATCGCCAAAGAGTTTGAGGCAGACCCGCCAAAAGAAGCTCCACCACCAAAACCTCTCAAGACCATCAAGATTGAATCTTGGGACACCATACAGGATGAGCCGGTTGAGTGGCTGATAGAAGGGGTGCTTCCAGCGTTGAGCTTTGCGGCACTCTATGGACCGCCTGGCTCCTTTAAGAGCTTTCACGCACTCCATATTGCCTATTGTGTAGCTACAGGTCACAGCTGGATGGGCAGGCCAGTGAAGAAGTCAGGCGCGGTGCTGTACCTGTGCGGTGAGGGCTTTGGGGGAATAGGCGCAAGGATTAAAGCCTGCAAGATTCACCATCAGATTGAGGACGGCGCACCTATATATGTAGTGCGCCACCAGCTAAACCTGAGATCAAGTCAAGAAGACTTCAACGCGCTGATGTTGGCAATAGTGCAGCTGGTGGAGCAGACAGGCATCCAGTTTGAGTTAGCCATCGTAGACACCTTGGCTAGAGCCTTTGGCGGCGGCAATGAGAACAGCTCAGAAGACATGGGTGCATTCATCACCGCAATGGGTAAGGTTCAAGAGTTCCTCAATTGCGCCTTGATGGTGCTACATCACTGCGGAAAGGACACCGCCAAAGGTCTGCGAGGACATTCCTCACTGCTTGGCGCAGTCGATACAGAGCTTGAACTACTGCGCTTTGACGAGCAAATGAAAGGCGTACTCACCATCAGCAAGCAAAAGGATGGAGCCGACAACGATCGTTTTGGCTTTGAGATGGTAGAGGTAGAGATCAGATCAGCAGGCTTGGGATTGAGCGATCCAGTAGTCAGTCTGGCGGTGCAGGCATCAGATTTAACCTTTGATGAAAATCCAAAAGCTAGCAAAGGGAATACCGGCAAGGGAAAGAATCAGCGTTTGGAGATGCTCTGCTTGGAAAAAATGGTCAAAGAGCATGGATCACCAAAGTACATAGAAGGTTTACAACGCCATGCCATCAGATTAGAGCAGTGGAGACAGGAATTGTGGTCAAAGATGGGCTGCACTGATGAGGATAAAGGCACATTTAAAACCGCCT